GTAGCATCTAGTATTTCTTCTTTTAAAGAGTTAATGATCTCCGTAGATGAAGTAGCATCCGAATATCCTGCAATCTTCTTTGCAGCTACAATGTCACCACCTGCTTCGTCAAATAAGACTGCAAGTAGTTTCTGTTGTTTCTCTGTTAATGCTCGTGCCATTTTAACTCTTTCTTCTAAACAATGCAAGCACAAAGTTTGCAATTGATTGACCTATTTGTGTCGGGGTAGGAAGTAGCCATCCTAGTAGTAATAACATTATAACCCAAGGAGGAATGTTCTGATTGCTAATAGTTAGCTTTTCTACTGGGCCTGCTTCTACTTCTTTTGTTTCTGTGATGATGTCACGTCCTGCGTTGTTTGTTTCTTCTTCTTCATAAGTAACTACAGCTTGTTTGTTTTCTTTACCTAATTGTGTATTGGCAGCTACATTAGTACCACTACCACCAGATAAAAAAGGTAAACTAGTTAGACCACAGCTAGATAATAATAGGATCAGGACCAGCCAACGCATTACATAAGTTCAAAATGTGGGCCATCAATAAAGGGTCTACGGTTCTCTGATCGACGTAGGTCAATGTATTCATTCATAGCATCTTCCATTGTACCGTCATAACGAGCAATATTTCCAACTGACCAAGCTGCTCCCCACTTAATAGCACACCCAACTTCCATAGCGGCTGCTGCCATAGCGTCAGCAATGTTATCATAGACATTAATTTCCCAAATTACATCTGGACCATCATAGGCTACGAGGTCTACGGCATGTGAATACCCATCCCCCTGAATCAAGTGCCTAGAGTTCATTGTTTGTGATCTGCCTGACTCATACAGTTTCTTTTGCTCTTCAAGGGTTCTGACTCCATACGTCACTCCGAAGTCCACGGATGTCAGTTCGATAGCACGTTTAACTGTTGCTACCATATCAGGGTGAACACCCTCAAGTTTACCCAATGATCTGTTACTTAGTTTAAATCCCATTACCGCATATCCTTTGCTTTACCGCCCATTGGCTTACCTGCCATGTATGCCGTGGCACCCATGTATGCAGCAACTACGCCTGTCTGTGCAATATAAAATAGCCCTAGCAAATCTGCTAGAGCATTTACTCTTGAGTCTGACATAAAGGGAGTAAACAGAAATACAGTAAAGATAATCATCATGCCCATAGCTACCCAAGCCATAAACTTTTGTGATTCTGCTTTTTCTTCACGTAGCTCTATTTCAAGCATACGTTCTTTCATTGCTACTTCAGCTTCAGTGATCGTACCGTCACCGTCTACGTCAAAGTCAACTACCATTACGTCCTCCGAAAACGTGCAGCCGTTTTAGCTGCGCCTTTAGGCTGTTTAGAAAATTGTTTACCAGCCGCAGTGTCTTTTCTTTTCTTCGCACTACTCGCTGCATATTGCGAACTAGACATAGCCTTAATAGCCGCCTCTGGTAAATAACGTTCTCCTGTAGCCTTTGGGCCTTGCGTAGAAGGTTTACCACTTTTAGTTCTCCACTTCTGGCGAGTCCATCTATCCAGACTTTTTTGTGATTTAGCTTTAGCCATTTGCTGTCAACCATGCAAAGAATATGATAGCACCAATACCTGAAAGCAATAACAAACCTGATAATGTCCATGTTATTATCGCTTCCTGCAGTTCAGCTTTACGGTACTCATGTTCTTTCTTTTGTTTACGAATACGAGCCTCTGTAGCTACAAGTTCATCCCATGCTGATGGACCCATTACAAAACTAATATAGCTACGTAGTTCTTCTCTCATAGCTTCGGCTTTACGTTTAGCTGCAAATACTTCTATAGCTTCAGCTTCAACGGAACCGCCCATTGATTTCCACCACGGAGGATTCTGTACTTGTTTTTCTGCCTGACCTAAATCTGCCATATGCCCAGCCCACTGCGTAAGTTGGCTGCTCATATCCTGTAAGTCCTTGCCTACAGCAAAGCCTTTCTTTAATGCGTTAAAGGCGACTGTGGCCCCTGAAATTATCGTAACGGGGTCCATGCCGCCCTCTTAATTTTTATAACCGCCACCTGCAGCTTTATACTGCTTGGCTAACATCTGGGCTTTACGTGCAGACCATTGACCTGCACTGCCCCCTTTACTACCAGCTTTAATCTTGTTAAAAAGATTCTTACGCATGGTTGGCTTTGTGTAGTTCCCAGCCGAGTTTACTGTAGATGTACTGCCGCCACGAGCCATTTTCTTTTTTGCCACTGGTGCTTTTGATCGTCTTTTCGTTGAGGTCTTCATATATCACTCTTTTAATATCACAACGTGATATGCCAATATCTTGCAATTCACGATTTGACATACGGTTCAGTTGCATCTCTGCTATACGAGCATTGGCTTGACGTTGACGTGCCTCAATCAATGCAACAAATATTTTCTTTAACATAACTATCTCCTTTTGTTATCGGTAACTTTTGCTACCAGAGATAGTTATACCATATATAGTTATATCATACTACATACAATATTGCAACCCCGTTATGCATTAACCAACAGGGACAAAGGTTTCTACTACAGTAACAATACTGTCTATGTGTCCTGCGGAAGTTGGAATAATTTGAATCTTATCTCCTGGTTCTAAAACAAGCTCTATACCTTGAAACTCTAAAAAGTTACCAGCACCTAAACTTTTACCTTCTACAAAACCCGATGCATAGCTATCAGATGAATCATACCACTTAATACTAACACTATTAGTACTAGAGCCAGAGTTATTAACAATAATATATACTACCTCTGCTGAACAGTTAGCAGGGCAAGTATATACGTCTTCTGTTGTAGTTCCTGTATTGTGGCCCCACACAGAACGTTTACGTGAGGGTTTACCCTGCGTGACTAAAGTCATTTCTTTTTAAATACTTTCTTAACTGTCTTGACTACCCATGCTTCGTTTACTTCGGTGTCAGGATCGTCTGCAATAAAGTGTCCGTTCTCATCACGAGCACGTTCCATTACAAGTTCTGTCTCTTCAGCTTTTTTCTTTTTAGTTTTCTTCTTAGGTTTATCCATACCCAGAATAGCTTTGATCTCAGCTACCTCTGTAATACGATTACCTTCAGCATCTGTAGTGAGTACCATTTCTTTTGTATTCATATCCATCACGGCATTGCCTTTGTCCAAGACCATGTACCCTAGCTTCGTGATGTCATTCATTTGTTCAGGTGTCATTACGTATTGTTTCCTTCAACTTTGTGGCAGTGAGGTGTAGCATAGGCACCCCCTGCTCTTATGTTGGTTGCTATTTGTTCTGCTTCTTCTAAACATGCCTGTTCAGTATAGAATGGTTCGGGTTTTGCTATAATCTTACAGGACAATGCCATAGGATCAAAACATACCAGTAAGATTCCTACCCACATAGTATTACTTCTTACGTGCCATACCGCCGTATGCCATCTTACTTGATTTCTGTGCAGGCTTCATAGAGGCACCACAATTTGCGTACCCGCCTTTGTTGTACTTCTTAGGTGCCATGCCACCTTTATTGAAAGGCATCTCTGGTAGAGTCACTTCTTCTTTTGGTTTAGCACGTGCACTCTTTAGTGTACGGCTTGTGACTTCATCAGATTGCATCTTTTCAAACTTGGCACGTTGTCTGTCCAACATGTTCTGCATCATGTCTTTACTTTTACCGTCTTGCATATTATCAATACGGCGTTGCATTGCGTCCAACTCACGAGCAGTCTTTGCTTGTTGGATATCTGATTTACTTACAGTTGTACGTGTAGCAATGCTACCTTTCTTCTCAACTGTCTTAGCTGCCTGTGCTGCTTTACGTGCGGCTTTAGCTGCTTTCTGTGCTTTTGTTAGCATGGGTACTTCTCCTATTTACCACTTAACTTTATGTGACCAGTACTTCGCACTCAGCTTACTAGTCGGTTTACCTTGAGCATTATGCCTAGCATAGTAGCTCTTCTTACGTGCTTTATCTTTAGCTGATGTAGGATTCTTACCTGCACCCTTAACGCCTTGCTGACCAAAACGTATAAACTTGTAGGTGTCACCTTCCTTCGCCATCACACAGTGAGACTTAGTAGGGTGCTTAGGGGTACGCTTAGGCTTATTAACTCCCGTCAACCCCTCCTCTTTCATTTTAGTTTTAACTCGTTCAGGTATCGCCACTGTCAGTCCATCCTTCCATACGCATAGCCCACTCTACATGTTCTAACGTAAACTTCCTCCCATAGTGGTTCTGTACGGCTTCTCGCACGTAGAATACATCACTATGAGGGATATGCAATCTATCTATCGTTCCATTGAGTACGTGATTATAAAACTCAGAAAGAACATCGTCAGTATATAGTTTTACTGATTTTTTACTCATTGTCAAGAACTTTCGTAATATAATACAAAGTCCTCGCCTAACGGCGGTACATTGTAAGTGTTACATTTAAGTGATATATAAGTTAAGTATAATTATATCTAACTATATTAACATCTAAGTGATACACTTTAAGTGTCATCTTAGTTTTAACTATTATAGTTTTACACATTCTGTGAGACATGTCAACCCCTAATAGATAAAATAAGAACATTGTTCTTGTAATCCCACGTTTTATGGAACACTGTTCTATGTAAACCACTATATATGTAATGTGGTTAACACTCCATTTTTCCTGATCTGTGTATTTACGTGTATACATATACGTACTACCCCCGTGTGGCCCCTGCCTGCCCCCCTCATGACACACACATTGCATGCTATACACACATATGTGACGTTGGTGCACACACATAATGCATACACATTCACCAACACACGAGGAACTGTAACAAAAACAGTGACTTAGTATGGTGAGACAACTGTTATGGAATCAGTTGCCAGTCTTTAGACTGTATGACCACAGTGATTTTGTGATCACAAGGTGTGTAACGGAGTCGATGCACATTTATACACCACCCCATAAGGGGTGAGGGTCATGTCAACTGTGATCACAAAACTGTCCAACATTGGACGGTGATTGCCTCGCACATGCACACAAGTTTTGCGCACGAACTTCGTAATCTTAGATTACTGCAGTCGCACGTGAAACGGCACGGGCAGAGGATCACGTGAAGAAACAGCTTGACTATATTACTATCTTATAATAGTTACATAGATAGTTTATTACACTCACTGTTAAGTGAGAGTATAATAAACTCTCTTAATGTAACATAAGATAGTAAGGAATAGACCGATGACAAAATCAGCAAACAAAGCAGTTAAAGTTGAAGGTACTTCAATTGATGCTCTTGTGAAAGAGGGCAAAGCCCTAGGCAAGATGTGGAGCACATTGAACAATGTGAAACAGTCCACGAAAGCCAATGGCTTTGATACTCGTTTGGGCAAGCTGCTATCCACACTCAAAGCACAAAGTGCTCTGGATAGTGGTCAAATACCAACACATGTCCTTCGGACACATGGTATTCACAACATTGACCGTCGTCGTCGTAGTGAGGCACTATGGTTCTATGAGAACCAAGCTGAGTGTGTTGAGTTCATCAAACAATCCCGTAAGGGATTTACATCATTGACTGCACTTCAACGTGCTATGAAGCAAGCTGCTAAAGCAGAGGCAGTGGAAGCACCTAAACCTGCTAAAGCAGAAGTGTCCAACGTTGGACAGTCTGATGGTCTAGTGTCAGACACTGGATGGATTGAGCACAGTGAAACTAAGGTTTCAGTGCCTCTTACTCGCACTGCAATTGTGGATACAATTGTGGAGCAGTGCACACAAAATGGCCTTGACCTTGAGGTCATTATTGCCGATCTACAGTCACGTCTTGCTTTGCAAGCTAAGAAGGAGGCATAAGAATGTTTGGTAAAACATTGATCGTTTGTGCTTGGGCAATCATCTTGCAGATGCTCACACTCATCATATTTGCAGTTGCAAATGCTTGGATTGATCCATCAGCACTTATAGTGCTTGTTCCTGTCACTATGATGGCAATAGCACAAATTTGGTTCGGTGATGGTCAGCTTTAATAGTCTTACAGTTATATAACACTTGAATACTTTGTGAAAGTGTTATATAACATGTATAGACATTAACAATGGAGTTTAACATGGATTTAGATTTTTTCAGTGATTTGTATAAGGATGTACATGGCATCAGACCACGTGGTATTCAGCCTACTGCTGAACATGTGGAGTATCTTCAACGTGAGTTGGAATACCAACTTGCGGAGGAACAAGCTGTTCAACAGAAAGCTGTTGACGTTTGTATGTCTGTCGGTGCATCATCTACAGATGTAGCACTACGTTGGCTTGAACAAGCTGAACGTTCATAAATGAAACCGTCCAACGTTGGACACTTTTACGGAGTAACCGTTATGACTTACACAGTACACACTACACACAAATCAGGTAACCGCAAAGTCGGCCCTATTCCTGTAACCACTACAAGTGCCGACACTTGTCCTAGTGCTTGTCCATTTAACAATGCCAACGAAGGTGGTTGCTATGCAAATGGTGGCCCTCTTGCTATGCATTGGGCCAAAGTGACCAGTGGTGAACGTGGTGATGCATGGGACACATTCATCAGCACTGTGGCATCCTTCAAGGATGGTCAGTTGTGGCGACACAACCAAGCAGGTGATCTTGCAGGTGATGGCAACCGTCTGGATGCTGAGGCTAACGATCAGCTTGCTGATGCCAATGTTGGCAAACGTGGGTTCACTTACACACACTACCCTGTGTTGACTGACAAGCATAATGCTCGTGTAGTCAAACGTATGAATGACAAGGGCTTTGTCGTCAATCTATCTGCCAACAACGTCACACATGCTGATGCATTGTATGACTTGGGCATTGGCCCTGTTGCAACTGTATTGCCAGAGGCACAGACAACCAACACTGTGACCCCAAAGGGACGCAAAGTAGTTGTATGCCCTGCCACAGTTCGTGACGATGTGTCCTGTGCTACATGCCAACTGTGTGCAAAACAACGTGATGCAATCGTTGGTTTTCCTGCACATGGTAGCAGTAAACGTAAAGCTGACACAGTAGCACAAGGAGTATAACAATGGAATTGTTAGTATCAATTGAAACATCTTATGGTACACGTCGAGTGTACCCTAAGTGCAGCACATCACGAACACTTGCTGAGATTGCAGGTACAACTACGTTGACTGAACGTGATGTAAACTTAATCAAACAACTAGGCTACACATTTCGTGTAGTGACAGAGGAATTGTAATATGAAAAAACCTGTGGGAATTGTGAACCCTGTGGCAAAAGCTTTGCTTCAACAACGCAAAAGTCCACAGGTCGTACCGCCCAAGAAGGGCAACAAACGCAAACTCAGTAAGAAGGAGAAACAAAATGCGTTACGAAATGCAAAACTTTATTAAGTTTTCTAAGTCCAACAAACCGTCCAACGTTGGACAGAAATCCAAACGGAGTGATGTTGTTAAACGACAACGCAAGATTGCCCGTTTGAACAAGCAACTGCAACGTAAAGTTGCACAATAAACCCTACCTGTAACCTGTATAAGGAGTAATATTATGTTTAAATCAATCCGTCCAATCGTTAAAGCAACCAACCCTGAATTGTATGCAGAGCACACATTCCACATGAAAAGATGTGTACCTTTCACATACAACTATGCTGCGATGGATGATTACATCGTACAGAATTGGGCAACTAAATCCATGAAACAAATGGCACAGGACTTGAATGAGTATCAGGAACGTGTTGAGTATCGTGTTCAAGTGTTGAAAACACTTAACTTCATCAAGGACAAACGCACTGGCAAGACTGCACTGCTACGTCAACGCCGTGAGTTGCGTATGCAGTTGAAAACAGTCGAGGCAAAACTAAGTGAGATTGGCGCAGCGTAAAAAGAAATGGGTTGTGTATGATGATCATGATCGTGTGGTCATCATCACACATAACAAACGTATCGCAATGAAGTATGCAAAGGTGGGGCGTTGACCCCACCAGACATTGCCTATAGCTACACAAGAACGGTATTTTTTACTTTTCTCCCATGCCATCTTGATACTACCTTGTGTGGCTTTACGCAGTGTCTAAAAAAGGAGTAATGACTATGCGAGTTGAAGTTTACTTTAACCTACACAAATACCTATGGTCTGTCCGTCAGTGTTCCACTGGCAGAGTAATCTTACACACTGACAAGGTACACATTCGTGATCCACAGTTCGTAGTCCGTAAGTCAGGACGTGAACGTGTACTGCGTGAGGGCAAGAAGAATGTTCATGCATTTGTTCGTGGTGAGATCACATACTTTGACGACTTTGATCCAGAACATCATCCAGATTATCTGGACTACACACTTGTGTCATACAACCCATACAAGTTTGACACATTCGTTGATGTGTACGACACGACACCAGTACGTACAGCCAAACGTGCTATGCTACAACTACAGCCAAGCATGGTCGTTGGCGATCACAGAAACAGACCATACCTATATGCAGAAGGAGTACGTGCATGAAAATAATGGGCTACGAAATCGTAGTTGAAATAGACGGGGTGGAAAGTGTTGTCCAATTAGATGACACTTACCCCGCAATCAATGATTGGCACAGTGCCACAGAGTTTGCCATGCGTTTGGCTGCACACGAACACCCAGACGCAGACCAAATTGACTTTGTGGAGTGTGGCGAATTTGAAATGGAAGAATACAAACAGTATGACTTCATACATGAAGCACCATTTATGATACAGTAAGGAGTAAACATGGAAGCTAAAATCAAACTAACGAAAACGATGCTAGACAAGAGCATCATAGATGCCAACAAAACTGTGCAGCAGTTTCTGGATAACGACTTTGAAATATCGTATGACGATCCATTCTTTGTGGAACGTGGCAGGTTGGCTATCACTGGTGAATATGCCGATGGTGAACGTGTCAATGTACGTTTCTATCGTACAGGTAAACGTGGTGACAAACGCATTAGCATACAGAAGCTGAAGCAATATGCAGAGGCAGGTGACGAAGTGATCCTGACCTCTAACGTGAAGGATGCTGAAGGTGAATACCTTATCTACATCAACATCGTGCGACAAACCGATGCCGCATGATGACCCGTGTGATGACTGGTCAGATAGGCCGATACCTAGGCCGAGTTCTGATAGCCCTAAGTGTATTGACGAATGTCGTGCTTGGTGGGAGTAATAACCAAACATTCAGTGCCAGAAACTGGCAATGGAAAAAAGATAAACTGCCCAACATCGTGTGGTTAATTGACCTATGCTTAGGCAAAGAACATTGCTGCACATGTTGGGTCTACTGGAAAACAAGAAAGGATTGGTAATGAACCGTTTCATTATAGCTGATACACCGCAAGAGATTGCACAGGCATTGTGTGACAAGCATGTGGTCAAGATGCCATTGGAGGAAGCACAGATGCTATGCACTGTAGTGCGTCAGGCTAACCCAGAGTATGCCGATGAGCATGAACTGTACCGTGTAGCACATGCCAAGCACCCATGCACACTGTGGGCAGGTAAGACACGTGCCAACTACATGTTTGCTTACTGCCTATGGGAAGCCATGTGCATGGAGTATACTCACCGATACGGTAGGCACCATGCATCAGAACGTTTTGCTGAAGCACTATATGACGGTGCACGATATGTGCCTAGTGGTGAGAGAACACCACACCCTGAATGCTTCAGTGAATATACACACCTGAAGACAGGGGAACACTGGCCTGTAGACAGTTACCGTAAGTTTTATCATACCAAGCAGCATAGGTTTGATATGGTCTGGAGTAAACGTAACAAGCCCACATGGTTTGATTGGCAATGGGAGAATGTATATGCTTGAAGCAGCACTGACATGTATCGCACTCAACATATATCACGAGGCACGTAGTGAACCTATGGCAGGGAAGTATGCAGTAGCACATGTGGTGCTCAATCGTGTGGCAAACGATGCTTTCCCTGACGATGCTTGCAAGGTAGTGTATCAGGGATTTCATCGTGGCAAACACAAGTGTCAGTTTAGTTGGTACTGTGATGGTAAATCTGATGTACCTAAAAACGAAACACAATGGCTGTATGCCAGAGTGGTTGCACACAATGTGATACATGGGTTTCACAAGGATAACACTGATGGTGCGACACATTACCATGCTAATTATGTTAGACCGTGGTGGCGCAAACACTACACACAAACTGTGACCCACGGGGCACACATCTTTTATAAATAACTGTTGCACTACTTATATGAATAGTGTACAGTTGCCAAGTAAACAACTGAAAGGAGG